GCCGTGCCCGCGAGGCAACCAGTCAATTGATGTATTCGTGGTCTGCATCGCCCATCGCAGGTTTTGGTTGACTGTGACGTTGCTGCTCAACCTCGCATCGGGCAGCGTGCCACTCGTGAGATCGGAAGCCGATGTCGTGGCGGTCCCCCCGCCACCAGAGACTCCGACCTCAATGTATACCCCGCCCACGAACTGATAGGCGCGAGAGCTATCCGACGCGAGGTACAGCACATTCGCCAAACCGACTGCGGGAAAAGACGCCGTAGTAGCGAACGACGCAATGGACGAAAACGTCGTTACGGTGCCCGACGGCGAGCGAAAGAACAGACGCCCGTCCGCCTCGTTGACGGCAATCTGGCCGCTGACGAGCGAGGACGGCACGTTGCCTGCCGTGGTGCTTCGGAGGATGCGTACGGTGTTTGACACGTCAGAACGTCCCGCCGTTCAAGTCGATGCCTGCAACCGAGCCACCAGTGATCGCCACGTTGCTCGCCGCCTGGACTGCCATTGTGCCGAGCCCGAGATTCGTGCGAGCCGCCGAAACATCGACCACATCCGACAAGTTGCTTGCTTTTGCCATCTTGCCAGAGAGGGACGCTGTGACGGTCGTGGAAAACGCAGCATCGGAACCGAGAGCGTCAGCCAGTTCCTTGAGCGTGTCGAGAGCAGCCGGTGCCGCATTGATTACGTTTGAGATTGCCGTGCTTACGCTGCTCTGCGTTGCGTATGTGCTGGCCGCCGTCGCTTGTGAAAGGTACGTCGATGCAGCGGCGGATGTGGTCAGATAGCTTGAGAGCTGCGACGAAACATCCACCGCAGACACCGCAGACGTCACGTACGCCTTCGTCGCAAACGTCCCACTGCCGCCAATTGCCTGAATCGTCGTAGCTGACCCGCCAGCGCCACCAGTGCCGACGCCCACGTAGAGCGTCGAGTCGGCTTCGTTGAATGCAAGTTCTGCCTGCTGAAGACTAGCGGGAGCGCCTGCCGCACCGGCTGCGTTGCGTCTCTTAATGCGGATAGTGTTGCTCATGCTCAAAAATTCCCGCCGTCGAGGCTTGTGGTGAGGTTGTTGTCAGTCCATGTCGTTAAGTTGTTATTGAGTCGCCACACGATGCCGTCCGAGAGCGTCAGCACCAGCATCCCGGCTTCCCGCCTCAACTGCGGAATCGCGTCTCTCTCGGCGATGTCGGCTACGCTGCGGTAGCCGCCCTTGCCGTACCGCGCCTCGTGCGAGGCGTGTGCATCCGTCGTGTCGAATGGCACGACCGGCGCGAGTACGTTGGTGCCCTTGATGCTTGACATACGTCATGTGACCACGAGGTTGACGGTGCCGGTGATCGGATACGTTGAGCGGTAGATGCCGTAACTCTGTGCCGCCTGCCCGGCGAACGTGATCGACCTGGTCGTGGTCTCCCACGCCGAGGACGTCAGACCGCTGACTGCAAACGTCGGTACGCCGAAACTCGTCGGCAGGACGACGTAGATATACGCAGTCTGTGCGGTAATCGTCCTCGACTGTGCCCGAGAGCCTCCGAGGTCATTAGCGAGGCTGGCGACGATCTGAGCGTCAGTGATAGTTGCCGCAGCGAACGAGCCCCAGAATCGACGCCTGAGCGTCGGAGCGACCTGTGCCGCCTCGGCAGTGGCAATCGTGTGAACACGCACCGTCTGCCGGAATGCGTCTCCGTAATGAAAAACCGGGACGCCACGCGGGCTCGTCACTTCATACGTGATGTCCACGCCGTTGATCGTGTCAACAATCTTGTCGTGCCGCAGCGGCTCGCCAAACGGCAGCGTGCCCGCCTTGATGACGAAGTCACGCGACTCCCACTGCTCGATTACGCCGCTGGTGCCCTGCGACTCAAAGCGGCTTGTGCCAATCGTGGCACTGACTGTGCCGTAGTCAGCCCCGCGAGAGTAGCGGACAGACCGCGACGCACTCGCCGAAAACTGACCGGCGAGCCACGCTGCACCGCTGGCGAGTAGATCGGACATAGGCACCTCTAACCACAAGACCGCCGGCGGCGCGGAAAGGATGAAACGCTGCCGCCGGCGGCTTGCAGTGGGACGAGAACTCAGCCGACGTTGAGGATGACCATCACCGACGCATCGCCCGACGCAGCCGCAGCAGCGGCCTTGCCGGCCCGCTTGTGCGTGCTGGCAGTCGTGGTGACAACGCTGTTGGTGGCATCCCAGTACAGAAGCGCACCCTGCGAGACAGCGCCCGAAGCCTTGGCGATGCTCCACACGCCATCAACCGACACCGCACCCAGCGCGTTGGCGGCGATTGCACGAGGAGCCACGGTCACGAGATCAGCGAGAAGGACGACATCGCCAGCGGCAACAGCAGCCGAAGGCGTGTAGTCGATGAGACAGCCAGCCTGAGAATAAGAAGCCATTAGGATCACCTGCTTTCTGAGAAATGGGTTGGTTGGAATCATGCCGCCGGGCGGGCTGGGGCTCCCGCCCGGCGGTCACGGTTTGTCGTCAGGTCACGAAGCGTCAGCCTTCACGCCGGCGAGGTACTCGGCCTTGGCAACGCCAAAGTCGAAGTAGCCACGCATCTGCACGCCCAGCGTGTTGAAGTCGGCTTCCGCCGTCTCAACGATGGGAGACTGCACGCCGTTGAGGAACGCCACTTCCATCACCGGCATGTCAGCCGGCGAGGCAAGCAGGTAGTAGTCCTCGGCGCTGGACAGGTAGCTGGTCGAGACGACCTGATACCGACCGGCGAGCACGTTCACGTTGGGGCCAGCGGACGAGCCGCCAACCAGCAACGCCGAGCCCATGATCTCCGCAGCCGACAGTTCGATGTCGGACGGCACGAGCAGCACCCGAGGCTCAACGGCAACCTGGTTGCCGTCCGGGTCTTTCAACTTGCGGAACAGCGTGGCAATCGCCTTGAGGTTCGCCAGGCTGAGAGCACCCGCCGTGGTCTTCTTGTTGCCACGGCCCGTGGTGAAGAACGCCGAGTCATCTTGGAACGAAGCCCAGAAGACGTCGTTGAGCTTCAGAGCACCGCCACGACCGATCCGCTGCGGCACCGCAGTCAGAGCGCCGAGGTCATCGTTGATGAGGTCATTACGGGTGACGCTCGTCATGATGCCATAAGTCTCTGCCGAGATCGTCCGCGACTCGTCGCTGACGGCAGCGTTCTTGAGTTCGCCGCCAGGGGCGACCTTCTCAAACTTCATGCCGCCGTTGAGCCGGTAGCTCGTCAGCGCCTTGAAGTCGTTCACGCTGCGAACCGACGAGATGGACCGCCACGAGGACTCGACGCCGTTGAAGCCGGCGAGCAGGAACTTGTTGACGGTCGCCGACAGGATGCCGCTGATGCTGTGGGTCGCCCAAGCAGCAGCAAGGATCGGACGCAGAGTCGCGGCGGAAATCCGACGCGAGCCGGTGTAGCCGCCTTCCTCGGCAGCCGAGAGCAGAACTTCGCCGAGGCTCGTCGTCCGCTGAATCTTGGCAGCGGCTTCGAGGGTCTGGACGCTGTACTGCTTCTCAACGCCAGGCAGGTTGCCCTGAAGGGCAAACGCCGCCTCAATCACTTCGGGGCTGCGGCTGGTCGGCTGCGCCATGTGGATGGCAGGAGCCGCCGGTCGCTCGTCGCGGGTCGCAAGGAGCTTTTCCATGTTGGAAACTTTCTGCGTGAGGGACGCGATCACTTCGGCGTGATCGACTTCGGGCTTGGTCTCCACGGCGACACTCGCCGTGGCTTCCACCGCAGCCGTGACCGGCTCTTCGGTGGGCGTCTGGTTGGCGTTGTCCGCCATAGAAAACTCCTCGTCGGCTTCAGCCGCGATGGCGACGCTGGTAGCTGCATCAGCGCCCAAGGTGACAAACGAAACCTCACGCAGCGATGAGGCTTTGACGACTCGCACTGGCCCGATGTGGGCAGTGCCGTTGACGGTGGTGACGCCTTCGGCGTCGATCTTCTGGTGCCTGCGGACATCGGCACCCACGCTCGCCTGGAACTGGTAGCCAGCGGCACCAAGAGCAGCGACCTGCCGTGCGTTCTCGTTGTCGGCGAGGATCTCGCCTTCAACGATGATCTGCCCAGCTTCGATGAACGGGCGACCCTGCCCGACGATTGAACCAAGTGCGTAGTCGTGGCCGACCACCACGGGCACAGTCGCCGGCAGCTGCATCCCAGCCATGTCGATCACGACCGGCTCGCGGCTCCAGCCCTGACGGATAGGAGCACCCGTGTAGGCGACGACGCGAAACTTCTTGCCAGCCGGTGCCGAATCGCCTTCGGCAGCTTGCAGGAACTCGACACCAGAATTGAGATTGATTGCGTTCATTCGGCCCCCATTGGTTCGCCGTTCTCGTCAAGCGTTCCGCCGTAGTTCACTTCCGGCGCGAAGTCAACGAAGAGGTTGAGTTCCTTCATCAGCGCCACCTCGGCGGCTCGCTGACGCAGTTCCACGTCCCACTGCTTGCCAGCCTTGGCGTACTCAGCAGCCAGAGTGGTCGTGTGCGTTCGCAGCCGAGTTTCGGCAGCGTTGGCTTCCTTGGACGGGTCAACGTGCTCTTTGCCATCCCACTGCCACGACCAATCCCACTCGCTGAACGGCGGCACGCCTTCCGGCAGCACACCCGCAAGCGTGGCTTCGTTGACCCACGCCGCAAGCAGACGGTCAAGCATCACACGCTCAAGATCGTCACGCATGACCCGCTGTGTCGTCGCGTAAATTTGGTGATCCATGCGACCGCTCGCGTAGTTGTATGACGACGAGTCGAGGGCACAGACGTTAAATGGCAGATTCATGCAGCGACCCAACTCGCCAAGAATCTGACGCACGAACGACGGGAATTGCGTCGTAGGCTGCTCTGCCTTCAGCTGCTCGAACGTCCAGCCGTCTGGCAGCGTGACCATCGTCCGCTTCTCAATCGGCATCTCGGCGAACGCTTCGACCTCGTCAATCTCGGCGGCAGGTGAGTTCGTCCGCAGGAAGCCCGCGAAGTCGGCGGCAGTCTCAGCAGCAGCAACAACCGCCTCGGTGTAGCGGCGAAGCTGACCAAACAACCGCAGAGCCGGTGCCACCTCTGGATACCCACGGTGCTGACCGGGCCGGATAGGCCGGAACCAATGCACCATCTGGGCAGCAGGCACTCGCTGGA